CGTCAGGCGTGCCTCCTGGAACTGGTGCGCCATCAGCGAGTGTAATTACTCCGGATCCGTCGGCACCTTGTGGACCTTGTGGACCTTGCGGACCTGGGACAGTTGAGTCTGCTCCATTATTACCCTGTGGACCTTGGGCACCAGTAGAACCTGCGGCACCATCATCGCCTTGTGGGCCTTGCGGACCTGTTCCGCCAGCAGCACCAGTATCACCCTGCGGGCCTTGCGGACCCGTTCCACCAGCAGCGCCATCAGCACCCTGTGGACCCTGAGCACCATCGGCACCAGTATCACCTTGCGGGCCCTGAGCACCGGCAGCACCAGCAGCGCCATCAGCACCCTGTGGACCTTGGGCGCCTGTTCCACCAGCAGCACCAGTATCACCCTGCGGGCCTTGAGGACCTGTTCCACCAGCAGCACCAGTATCACCTTGCGGGCCTTGCGAACCAGTAGCGCCAGCGGCACCAGTATCACCTTGGGGTCCAGCGGCACCGGCGTCCCCTTGTGTTCCTTGTGGCCCAGTAGCGCCAACGACTCCCTGCGTTCCTTGGGGGCCTTGGGGCCCGGTATCACCTTGAGGGCCTTTGATTTCACCAGCGTCAGTCCAAGCTGACCCACTCCAAACGTACAAATGTCCGTCTGCGTTAACAATATAACCGTCGCCAACTGTGTTACCACCTGCAGGGAGGTCGCCCACTGTTGGGACAGCACCAAGGATTGTTACGGAAGTACCATCATTACCTTGCGTGCCTTGAGGGCCTGTAGCACCAGTATCACCCTGTGGACCCTGGGCACCAGTAGCACCAGCGGCACCCGTATCACCCTGTGGACCCTGGGCGCCTGTTCCGCCAGCAGCACCTGTGTCTCCTTGTGGACCCTGGGGACCGGTAGCGCCAGCAGCACCAGTATCTCCCTGCGGGCCTTGCGGACCTGTTCCGCCAGCAGCACCAGTATCACCTTGTGGACCCTGGGCGCCTGTTACACCAGTAGCGCCATCATCACCTTGTGGGCCTTGCGGACCAGCTGAGCCAGCCACACCTTGAGGCCCGTCCGGCCCAGGTACGCCTTGCGGTCCTTGCGGGCCTGCGCTACCAGCCGCTCCGTCTGAGCCGCTGTCGCCTTGCGGGCCTTGTGGGCCTGTTCCGCCTGCGACGCCCGCCGCACCTTGTGGACCTTGCGCACCTGTATCTCCTTGCGGGCCTACAGCGCCAGCTAAACCTTGTGGACCTTGTGCCCCTATTCCTGCTGGGCCTTGCGGACCTGTTGCCCCGTCATCACCTTGTGGGCCAGGGACCGTAGAATCGGCTCCATCATCTCCTTGCGGACCTTGAGGTCCGGTTGCGCCTGCGTTGCCTTGTGGACCCGGTACAGTAGAATCTGCGCCCGCTGCACCTTGAGCGCCTTGGGGACCAGCCGCTCCGTCAGCCCCTTGAGGGCCAACACTTCCAGCTGTGCCTTGGGGCCCAGTTGCACCATCATCGCCTTGAGGACCTTGAGGCCCAATCAACGAAGTGTACGAAAGAGAGTTCCACTCCGTGACACCATCGCCAATTTTAAACAGGCCAGTATCAGTTTCGTACGCTGGCTCGCCGTTAGCAAGTATAGGGTTTACGCTCGTAAACTCTGCAGCTTCGCCGCGACGCCAAATAAACCGAACATCCATTGCAACCATTACGGGCCTCCACCATCAAATACAAACGGCTGCCATTCAGCGTCGCCGTCAAGTGGCCCCGTTTTTACAATGATTTGCCCAACTGCGCCGCCGGGCGGCAAACCTCCACCGCCAGACCCGCCTGATCCCGGGACACCTTGTGGACCCTGGGGGCCAGTCGCGCCAATAGGTCCTTGCGGACCGTCGGCTCCATTTGCACCTTGGGGGCCTTGTGGACCACCGGGATCGCCGGGCGGACCTTGCGGACCGGGCGGTCCAATGCCACCACCGGCCGGAGATGAAACCAAAAGTACGCCTTCTTCTCGGTCAAGAAGCAGCGCTTCCTGCGGCAATTCAACCGCAGTCAACGTCGGCGTGCGTTTCGCCAAAATCACGGGGCTTACCTCGTGACTTCGGGAGATACGGTGAAAGTACCTTCGAGGATTCGGGTAACGGTACCGTCGGCGGCAATCAACTCGCAGTCGAAAACGCCATCGTCCACGGTCAGTGCCGCAGTAGTCGCGTCGTCGATTTCGATCGTGATGCCGCCGTCGGCGTCGAGGGCGATGCCGGAACCGTCAGTCAGTTCCAGGATGAAATTCTCGTCGTTGATTTTTTCGCGGAACTGCAGCCGGGCAGTGTACGTCGTCAGATCGGTGTTGATCATGTACTCGACAACGCCCAGGGTAGGAACTTTGCCCACCGTGTTGACGGGAACTGAAAACGTGTCGTCCGTTACGTATGTCGCCGGCGTCGCTTTGCATTCGCCCGTGTTGAGGCCAGGAGCGCCTTTGACTCCCGAAATAAAGACCGGAGTTTTTGACAGCTGAGACAGCCCGTGCCCCGTGACAGTAATGACCGTCGGCGCGCCAGGCGTGATTGATTCGATTTCACGGAGTACTGCTCCATTTCCATACCAGGTAAACGTGCGCCGGAAGGTTGCACCCTGTTTGATCGGCAGATTGGTTCGGGCCACATCGCTCATCAGATACCTCCATATTGGACTCGGCCGGGCGTGTTGTTACGTCGCTGATGCTCGCCCTGAGCAATGCCGATCAGGTATTGGAAAAGCGACTGAAAACGTTCCCCGGCAGCTTCGTCAAACGTTTCAGAATCCTGGCGCATGAACGCCATGTAAGCCGCCCAGGCCAGGATCGCCGGGTGGTGCATGCGCTTGACTTCAATTTCGACGTCGCAGTCGTCGACTTCTTCGAGCGGAAGACGCTCGACAGTCAACAGCAGCGTGTAGGCACGATCAGCCGGGCGACTCAGGCGAATGCGGTCTGCGTCGTAATCTAGAAGCACGTCCTGGACTGGGCCGGGTTGGAACGCGATTTCGGTGCCTTGCTTGAGACGCCCGTAATCGTTCGACTGGGAGTAGAACGGAGCGAGTTCAAAAAAACTCTCCTGGGTATGGAGGCGAACTTCGCGGTGCCGAACGTAGGTGTCGTTGACCTGCTCGACGGAAATGACTTGGCGGAGACGAAGGATCCGATCGTCGTAGGGAATTTCGAATTCGCCCTGTTTTACATCAACAGTGCAAAGAGGAGAACGAGAGTCGACAATGGGCAGACCCTGTCGGCAGAACATGATCTGCCCCTCGTCGATGTAGCGGAGAAGTTCCTTCTCAGACCACAGATACGGCTCGGCATTGTCCTGCAGGTCGTCCCGCAGGCGATTTACCAGTTTACTCGCCGTAGTCTTGGCCACCTTCAGGTTCCTTTACTTTCGGCGCAGCTTTCTTGGCCTTTTTGGCTTTCAGCTTCGCGTCGTTTTCCGCAATATTGCGCTCGTCGATTATACGGTTGATTTCCTGTGCGTGCACTTTGTATCCGACGAGCTGGGAGACGACGTCGACTTTCGGTCGTCGCGCTGCTGTCCAGTCGTCCCGTCCTTCAGGCGTTCCAGCGCGTCCTTCCATGGTAGCCAGGGCTGCTTCGATGTCTTCATTCCGTTCCTCAGGGGTTTTGATTTCGGGTTGCGTCGTTTCTTCTGCGCCGCCACTTGGGATCGGAGTCTCGTCATCTGCCGGAAGAATACCCACAGCCAGCGCGGCGCTGACCAGGAACGGAGACACGAGTCGGGGTTTGTCTTTCTCGAAGCGGCAGTTGCCATGAACAGTACGCAAGGTGTAGTCGCGGTTTGCGACCATCAATTTGGCTTGTCTCATTGGGAAGCTCCTATGTAAGAAAAAATCCCCCGCCCGAAGGCGGGGGATTGGTCAGGCTTAGCTGACGCCGTCAGCACCGTCCGGACGGAGGTACTCAACGAAGAACACAGCTTGACCGGTGGTTGCATCGCCTGCACCAGCGAAGGTGAGAATAACTTCGTCGACGTCGTTGAACAGCGTCGGCGTAGAAATCGCACCTGCGGCCTGGCCAGGAGTAGCAAGGTCGGTCGTACCAGCAAGCAGGAAATCCGGATCGGTGGGAGTACCGATCTGGATCGTGGTTGCCGTACCGTCGTCAGAGGCTTCGGTGATGGAGATCACCGTACGCGTGATGACAGCGTCCTTCGGGATGGTACCAAGGCCCAGCGTGCCGCCGTTGCGGACACATTTCGCCAGAACCTCATTGGTCAGCGGAATGGTCAGCACATTGGCATGCTGCAGTGCGCCAGTAGCTCGTCGGAGTCGTGCACTCATGGTGAATCCTCCTTATTGAGCCACAAACACAGACATGACACCGAAGTCCTGTACCGTGTTGTTGGCGTAGATTGAGTTGAACTGCGGCTTCAGGAGACCAAACATCTTGCCGATGCTGATGCCCTGCTGGTTCTCGTAGTCGAAGCCCTTCTCTTCCCAGTAGGGAGAGCCGATGTCCGCCATGCCGAGAGACTGGGAACCACAGAAGAGAACCTGGCAGCCTTCCACATCGTTACCGGCGCCCCACTGCGTGCTGCCAGAAATACCCTGGGAGCAGTTGGGGACGTGACGGAACTCGTGAATGACCATGCCATCGACCACCGCGACAGCACCAGAGAACAGCGGGTTGCTGTTGCTGCGGGACTGAGCGTTGCGCACGTTCTCGACGTAGACGGTGTCCTTCTTCAGCTTCGCGATCGCCTGCGGCGTCATGAAGACGTGGAAGAACTCGTCACCACCTTCAGAACGAATGCCACGTACGTACTGATCCTTCAGATACGCGCGGGTTTCGATGAACATGTTCCAGGACGGAAAGTCCGTGGCAACGATGTCGGCTTCGGTTCCACCAACCTCGATTTCACCCGATGTAGCGTTCCAGCGGGCGGTACGGTTGGAAGTCGGAGCAGTGACATCAGCAGCGAACTCCAGGAAAGGCAGTTCGGAGTTGGCACGGGCGGCGCCGTTGGGCGTCAGATCGTAAGAACGACCGGCCAGCGTCAGAAACGCGAGCTGATCGCAACGATCAGAAAGCCAGTAGGCCAGGTTGTTGCGAGAGTTCTCGCGAAACCGGACAACAGAGGCTTGGTCGGCCATGCGGCCTTTGTGACGGTTGGCGTTCCGCAGCTGGTCAATCGTGATGACTTGATCGTAGGACTTGATCGGCTCTTCGTTGCCTTCCAGGGTACGATCCCCTGCGACACCGTCACCTTCCAGGTCCGCGACCAGAGTCAGCACTGCACGTGCACCTTTCTCAGTTTCCGTGAGTTCGGTGATGTGCTGAATCATCGCGTTCTCGTCTTTCCCGAGAAACTTGTTGATGAAGGAATAGTTGCGCGCCATGCGCCACATATCCATTGACCACGCCGTTTTCTGCTCATCCGTCAATGCATTAAAGTTCGTAAGCATTGGCTTGATTCCTTTTTAAAGATGAAAGTTGAAAAACGGTTACTTCGTCCCCGTCTCGCTGGGGTTGCGGATACGCCCGTTGTAGGTGGATGCGGAACCTGTCCTTATCGCCGGACTAGCTGATGGGCAATATACGATTTCCAGATAATGTTCGTCAAGAAACAAACACAAAAAACCCGGCAAAGCCGGGTTTTTCGTTTCTTGGTGAGAGGCTGTTACGGAGTATCGAAATTCACAATGACCCCGGGTTTTGAATTCCGGGACGTCGAATTGACCGGCTGTGCGCTAGACATTGCTGTCGAGTATCTTGCCGCGTCCATTGCGTGTTGCGCAACGCGCGCTTCTTCGGCTTCGCCGTCGTAGTAGTCCATTTCCGGCGGACGCTTGCCCATTTTGGCGTAGCGAACGACAGTTTTGGCAACCACGGTCTCCGCAAACGATTTCAGTTCGTCCCACTCTTCCTGGGTGGGGCATTTGTCCATCTCCATGATTTTGTTGATCAGGTTGGACGGCGTGAACTTCGTCTTCGGCGGACCGTTTGGCACTTTCGGTTTCGGTTTGACGATTGGATCGTCAATGATGCCAAACACGGTTTGCGGTTTCGCCATTTCCTCTTTCATTTTTTGTTCGAGCTGCGCTTTGTGCTTCTGCATTAGGCGATCGTACGCACCGGAGTTGTTTCGGTCGGTTTGCTGTTCCAGCATTTCAGCCAGGGCGGATTGTCCTTTGCCTAAGATGCTCATTCCGGCGCCACCACGTCACCGCGCAGCTGTTTCAACACTTCTTCCGGCAGCTTGGCAAATTGATCTTGGGACAGTTTGCTGGGTTTGATCACCGGCTCGGTGCTACCGCGCGAAGAACCGATGTCGCTCAGATCCTGGCCTTGCGTAGCCGCAGTCTTGGCCGCAGTCTTGCGATCGTTTTTGGCGCGGTCACGGAGCAGGTTGTTCGGATCGCGTCTGTCGTCCGTCTCGTCAGCTTTTTTCTCCGGCGCGACTTTCGGCAGCACAAGATCCGCTGCTTCCTTAAGAGCGTCGACAGCAGACGTGCCGCTGGCCTGGAGAGCGGAAGAAATCCGTGCAACGCGCTGCATGACGGCGCGATCGAAATCATCGGAGTCTGGGTCGATCACCGGGTGGGTGGCTTCCAGTTTGGCCAACGCAGTCTCGTACGCGCGATCGGCAGAAGACGTCGTCCGCGCCTGCTCGACAGCCTGCTGTGCAACCAGGGCCAGAGACTCCTCCTCCAGCTGCTCGATCATGGCGCGAGCGTCGGCGGCCGTCTCCACGTCGTTTTCGATTAGCGCTTTTTCGTAAATCTCGCGCGCTTCGGACAGATCGGCCCGGGTCTGCTGCAGCTCGGTAAGCTGGGGCTTGTCGTTCTGTCTCGGTGCGGGCTGTTGCTGATTCTGCAGCTTGGCTTCGAGTTCCTCGATCTGCTTCTTCAGCTTACCGGTGGCCTCGTCAAAGCGAGACTTCGGAATGGTGGGGCTGTCTTTCTTGTCGTCGTCATCCGCGTCGTCATCGGCATCGGCATCGGCCACAGCTTTGGGGTCGACGTCGTCGTCCGGTTCGGCGTCGGCGTTTTTCTTCCCTTTCAGGGCTTCGAGCGCGGCGTCGAAATCATCGTCGGAAACGGAACCGTCGGCATCATCACCGGTGGGCGTGAAATCGTTTCCGTAGTCGAGTTTGTCGTCGTCAGTTTCGGGAGTTGAAGAGCCGTTATTTACGGTCGCTGCTCTTGGCATTGGATGCTCCTTCGTTCGGTTTGGGCAACATACGTTGCATGCGAACGTCGAGTGTATGCTGATATTGCATTTCCTTCAACTTCAGCATGAACTCGTGAGACATCTCTTGAATTTTGTTCTGGCTGTCATGGCGTGACTTTAGAATCTCAATCTGCGCTTCTGCCAGATCTTTTTGGCTCAGCTGCTGTTCGCCATCGCCGTTCACAGCCTCTTTTTCGATTTCCAGCTGTTCCTTGGCTGCGCGAACCGTTTTCAGCTGAGCATCAGCCTGCTTGTTGCCAGCATCGGCTTCGAGGTTTTGCAGCTCGGCAATTAGGCGGCGCTGCTCGATCTGCTTCTGGAAGCGAGCCTCTTCCTCGGACACTTCACCCGACATTTCCTGCATCAGCGCGTCTTTGTCGCGCAGCTTGGAAACGCCGACCATGTAAGAGTCGGGGATCGGGATGCCCATTTCCATGCGCATCGCTTTCGCCTGCTCGAACTGGTTGTCTTCGATCGTGTCGCGTTCCGGCTCGGAAGTCACGACCACTTCGTATTCGCCCAGAGTCAGATCGTTCTCAATGCCCGATCCGTCCATGGCCGGGGCATTAAGCACAAGTTCTTCGCCCATTGCACCTGGCTCTTCACCCGTGATGTGCACAATGCGCGGGGACGTGTAAAAAGTCTGCACCAGGTTTAGAACCCGCTCGCCCAACAGGGTGTCAGTGCGGTTCAGGTTGTCGAGCAGTGGAGCAAAGCCGCTGCCACCCTGAGCCTGGTTGTACTGAACAGCTTTGGCCGACACGTCTTCGCGGGCGGAACCGAGCATGTAGTCGGTGACACCGGAAACGTTTTTGATGTCCTCTTCAGCCTTGAAGGCCACGCGGTCGATGCCGCTGGGAACCTGGTTAGGCTTGATCTTCTCGATCCCGCCGATGTCGTCGACCACGAGGACCAGGCCAGTCTCGGAGCCTTTCGTCTCCAGCTCGCCTTCCGTCATGTTTTTCAGGTTGTTGTTTTGCACAATCCAGCCGCTGTTCGACATCGTGTTCAGGATGTGCAGCTCTTGGGACCGGGCTTTGTTCAGCAGTTCCTGCGGACCAATCAGGTTCTCGACCACGCCGATCGTCCGGCCAGACCGGAGGCGGGGGAAGTAAGGAACGATAGTAAACTCGTTGTAGGGAGACCACTCATCGTGCAAAACCAGGTTGCAGGCGCTAGTCGTCCAGCGCACGCGCTTCATCTGCTTTTGAATAACGCGAACCATCGGATTCTGCTGAAGGTATAACCCAATTCTTTCGTCGTCCCAGTGTTCCGGCACGGGACGCATGTCCCCCAGGGCCAGATCAATAAACACCGGAATCGTGACCAGCTCTTTCCACTGACGGTCCATGACGCGGAAATAGTTCTGGTTTTGGAACGGGTCGTAGAGATACGTAAGTCCCGCGTTTCTTGCCGCGATCGTGTCCTTGCCGAACGTGGAGTCTTTGATGAAGTCATCTCCCGCAAAGTCGTACGGGGTATAATTGTCCGGCATATTACCGAGCTGATCCGCTATACGCTTTCCGTATAGCATTTCAATCTCGCGCAGCTCGACCCAGCGGGTCGTCATCACGTCGGACCAATTCTTCGGGTCGTATTCCTGGGCGTCCGGGTCCAGGCAGACTGTTTCCGGCGGCGCGCGTCGAATCCGCACTTCGCCATGCAGGTTGTCGTCGATGCTCATGCGCACGTCGTAAAACCCGCGACTGGTGACGATGCCGTCGGCAAACACGTCTGTTCGTACCCACGGCAGCTTGTTGTTCTTGCTGATCTGCATGAACAGCTTCGTCAGCGTGTCAGCAACGGCGCTGGTGGCCTGGCCCTTCGACGGCCGGAAGCCGATAGAAGAGCGGTTGTACAACTGCTCGCCAACGAGACGGTCGATTGTACTCAGCAGCTTGTTGATCGTGAGCGCGGGGCGCCGTGACATGGCCAACGCGGCCAGGTCAGAGTCGTCCCACTGTAGCCCGGCAAAAAAGCGCTCGCACTTCCGCGCCTTCCGGATGAAGTCAGAATGGCCCGCATCACGCATGTACGCATAGCGGTACGCGTTCTCTGCCGCCGGATCAACAGCGGCCATCCCTTTTCGCAGGGATCGCTTCGTGTTACGGGCCATGATTTAGGGCTTTGCCTTGGCGCGGGCTTTCCGCTGCTGATCGAGCGGGCCACCAATGCGGTACCGGCTGTGCGCGGTAACACCGGAGCCACCAGCGATGCCGCCGCCGCGCTTAGCCTGCAGCGCACGCATCCGTGCTTTTGCCGTCTTCTGCTCCTGCTGTTTTTTCTTCAGGCGTTCAGAGTTCCGGGCCATGCGACCGTACATTTTCATGCGACCGGGGCGAGTTTTCATGTCAGGCATGTCAGTTCCTTTGTTCAGAATGGAAGATCAGGGCGACGTCGAGAAAACAGATCGTCATCGGCAAGAGTAGCATCAAGCGTGCTGTCCTGGGTGCTTACACCGGGGTCACCTAGTGGCGTCGGGCGAAGATCCGTCGGGGAATTTGTTACCGTGGGCTGCGAATTGACAGGAAACCCGCCGCCAGAGCCGGGAATCACCGCCTCTGCGTCGAATCGGACCGCCAGATTCGATGTTTCCGGGAGATTTGCACTCCGGTCACGGAGCGCCTGAATCCGCTCGTTCGCCCGCTGCCGCTGCTCGTCCTGAGCTTGCTTCGCTTGCCGCTGCCGGATTGCCCGGAGCGCAAAATTGTTCAACGGAGTCCGACCAGCCTGCTGCGCGCGGATTCGCCGCTGCACATCACTGTTTGGCTGCGACGGTTTGCGAAGCAGCGAGCGGCGATTCTGTTTCAGGAGCTTCTGGAAATTTCCAAACGGCATCAGGCGGCCCTCCAAGAGCCTCGTTTACCCTTCATTTTCGCCAGCTGCTCCTTGACTGAACGATGTTTATACCGACTACGGGTGACAATAGTGCCAGAATGATCTCGCACGGGCAATTCGTGGTCCTTATTTCGCGGCGCGCCGTACTCATCGAGCTTCCGAACCGCCCATGCACACGCGTCCACCTGATCCTGGTCCTTGCCACCCGGAAACCGCATAAACTCGGGCCGCAGGTACTTCATAAACGGCGCCTGCATCGGAAATACGAACGTCCCCTCCTCCATCCGGAGCTGCAGCGGCCGCGCACGCACCTGTTTATCCGTCACCGGTGATACGACGTCCACCATCCCGAGCGGAAAACCGGCCTTGCGCCACTGCTCCCGGAACGTGCTCTCCATCGTTTTCCAAATCTGCCCGCCCTCGATCACGATCCGGTAGTCCGGCGGGTCGTCCATATCCATAAAGTACCGCGCCTCGGCAATCATCTCCTGGATGATCCGGTAAATCGTCCCCTTGAAGCGTCGGACGTTCCGCAAAAACTGCTTCCCTCCATGGTGATACTGAACACTCGCGCCCACCGTGTAGTTGTGCTCTTCGCTCGTCCCCACCGCAAGGTCCCAGGCCGTCACAACCCGGCTCCCCTCAACATTCGGCAGGTAGTCCATGTAGTGGAACATCTCACTGGTGAAGTACAGCCCGCCCTCAGGCACCGGGTTCTGCTGATACAGCGCGGACCACGTCCGCTCGGGCAGCGTCGCTTTCAGCTCCAGCAGCTCCTCGATTCCGTAGCGCTCCGGGTGCAACGGCTGATTCGCATCGCGCAGGTGCGTGTAGTCGTAGTCCTCTATCTCGTCCTCTGTGAGCGGCGCATCCGTCCGCACAATCTCCAGCGTCTGGTTGTCGCGGTACTCGTACTGATCACTCAGCGCCTGGTACGTCACCACGTCAAACGGAACAATGTGCTCCGTCCCCGGCAGCCCGTTCTTGATGTTCTCGTTCTGCTCTTTCAACCGTCCCGCCAGGTCATCATCGTTCCAGTGCGTCTGGATGATGATGATCCCGCCGCCCGGGGCCAGTCGAGTACGCACCGCTGACGAATACGTCTGCCACACCTTCTCCCGGTGCATCGGGTTGTCCGCCTCCTCGCTGTTCTTCAGCGGGTCGTCCACGATAATCACGTTCGCGCCCTTACCGGTGATACCACCCTGCAGACCCGCAGCCATGAAGCCGCCGCCCATCGTGGTTCGCCAGCTCTCGGCCGAGCGGTCGTCAGTCCGAAACTGCGTGTCCGGGTACACGTTCTGGTAGGCCTTCGACCGCAGAATCTCCCGAACCTCTTTCGAAAACTCCAGCGGCAGGTCGACGTTGTACCCGATGTTCATAATCTTGATTCGAGGATCAAGACCGAGGTACCAGCTGCTGGCCAGGATAGACGCGGTAGCACTCTTACCGTGTCGCGGGGGAAACAGAATCATAAGTCGCGGGCGGTTCCCGGCGACAAGGTCCTGGTAAAACCGAGTCAAACGCAGACTCAGATCCTGGTGAACCCAGCCAACCCTGTAGTCGGGGTGGAACGCTTTACAATGTTCCAGGAAATCCTTGCGAATGAGATGCCGACGCGCCTCTTCCGCAAGCGCAAGGCGCCCGGCTTGAATCTCAATCGGCGGCCCGTCCGGATCAAACGGCAGCTTGTGGTCGGGCTGGTTAGTCTGCGTCGTGCTCAAGATACTGTCTCTCAGAGGCCTGCGCTTCAAGTACTGGGCGGGCCAGCTCACGCAGTTCCTCGGAGGACATTTCACTCAAGTCATTGAAGTTGACCTGGTTGATCTGTACCCGTGGAGCCTCGGGAGGGCCGTGACCCGTCAGCTTCGCCAATTCGCGATAGCCATTGATCATCGTGTTCCCTTCGCCTTGCATGCGACCGATGTTGATCGCTTCCAAGAGGCCCCGTTGAATATCTTCCATCGTGATATTCAGCTCTCTCGCCATTTCCCCCTGAATCACTTTCACCGCCATCTTTATTCTTTTGCTCTTCGGGGGCCTCTTGTAACCGGCCTCGTGAGCGGCGTGACTTGGTGCCATCAGCCCAATAGTGCTCTTGACCACGTACTCCCGCTCCCTTTGTGACAGGGGAGCGAGGATGTTGCTGATAGTAGGTTTGCTGAGGAGCTGGGTATCCATTGCCGCGAGGATAGCATCGTGAACAACGTTTCGTCGAGAACAAGGAGAACTTTGAGACTGAGAAAGCTTTCTTGCTTTAGATTCCTTGTGAGATTTGGCGAATTTTCCCGCGTCCAAGGTAATTTGATTCCTTTGTGAAACGTACCCCCGGGTTCGGATTCGCATTCGGAATCAGTCAAGAGGGACCCATCGTCCCTATCCATCAATGTTTCTTAGGAGAAACGATATGTTTAATGTCAAGAAAGCAGCACTGAACGTCACCCAGCTCACGGCCGTTGCCAACAAATCAGCGGTCGACTGGCTCAAAAAGGACCGTGGCGCAATAGCCACTGAATTTAAAGCCGCGTGGGAGGCTGGGTCTCGGGGTATCAAGCCCACTCGCCCATGCAAACACGAGTCAGCCGAGTTCGTGTCCATCGAGCGTCCTGATCCCAGCAAGTGGACAGACGCACAGCTCAGGGAATACCTGGGTATCGACTCATGAGTAAGCTGGTAATCGCACTACTACGTGCACTGGGTCTGGGGCGCAAGCCCCAGCCCATCCCGCCTCGCCACATGTGCAAGGCGTTTCCGAAAGCGGGCAACCGCTACAACTAAGACCATCAAATTAGGAGGTCGACATGAGTAAGCATATTCCGGGAATTCTCCCCGGCTTTTTGAACGCAGTTGGAAATATAAGTAAGAGCCAAATTGGGTTCTGGGTAAGTCATCAGGACCTGCAGAAAGCTCTTGTTGTCTTCGGGCGGCTCGGGGGTAATCCCTGGGTTTTGGTCCAGCCCGACCCGCAGTTTGTCTCGGTTCAGGACCTAGACGCCTTCAGACGGCTAAAGGTGCGCAACCGAGATGCGTACCAGCACATTGACCTTTACCTGGAAAAGAAGACTTTCTGGGCCACTTATTTCTAATCTAAGACCGAAAGGAGTAAAGCAACATGATTACATGGGAAAGGATTGCAGTATGGGCCGACGGCGAATACTGCCACTTGGATGAGTTGGACGAGATGCTGATGTGCAAGTCCGACGACTACACCGTGGTCGATATACCTGAGGAGGCCACTGATGACTGGGTCGACGAGGCCATTGAGAAGGTGATCGGTTGGCCAGTGAGCTACTAAGCCATTAAGCAGTATGTGCTGTGTGCAGCACAGAGCCCTCTCTTAAGAGGGCTCGATGGTGCACATCGTACCAACCTGGCAATCAAGCCAACTACCACCAAGAGGAAACGCTATGGCTAAGAAGCCTGACGTTGAGCAGCTACTGCTTCAAGTAGCTGATGCTCATGAAGAACTCAAAGCTTCGTTCACGGAGTTTGATGTTCTTAACGTAAGACATGAGTACCGAGACCTTCGCCGTGAGGTCTACCGCACTCTGTATTGGCACCGTCAAGGGTGGCTTCACCTGACTGACAGCCAAGCTGCAGAGCTTTCCACTTTCGCCGTTTACAGAGGAAAAAACCATGATCTTTGAGTTCCTTGTGTTAATGGGCGCCGCAGCCTGGATTGCAATCATCCTTGGCTACCTGTTCGAGAAAATTGTCGACCTTATCTGGAGGATCAAGTAATGGCTAACTACAAAGTGCAAGACGGTTTCGTGGTCCGCAAAACTCACTACGTGATGCCGGGCAATAAGCCCCTGTCCAAACAGAGAAACCATCCTGCTGTTAAGACAGCGAAAGGCTGGTTTCGGCTCAACCACGGTTACGACCAGTTCTTCAGGGCCCAGCGTAAGCTCAAGGCCATCGTGGAGGCCGGCCGTATCGACACCACCCACTGGACAAAAATGGAGATTGAAGCATGAACGATAGCTACTACGACTCACCTCAGCACGACCGTGATCTTGACAACCACTACTACGACAACGTCGAGGAGAACGACATGAAAGAGACCCCCATGCGTGACGCAGAAGGCAATGAGATCTACGCATTTGTCACCGTTTATAAGCCTGTAGCTGGCTGGAAAGCTGTGCTCATCTGGTGGAACGACGAAGAGCCAGGAGTACCTGGCTTTTACGAGCCTTGGAACACCGGGTTCTTTGCTTACCCCACCAAGGGTGGAGCTGTCGAGGAGGCCCTGCGCTGGGCCAGGGACGAGGAGCTCCCCTACATTGCCTCCGACGAACTGGATCCCGAAGACATCGAGTGACTGGGTAACCAGGAGACAGAGTAGCTGCGCATGCGTGGCTGCTCTGTCTTTTTGCCGACGTAACTCGTCGCTGCGCTTTCGCTCCGCTCCCTCGCGGTGCTCGGTCGCTCCGCTGCTCAGTCGCTCGGTCGCGATGCTCCCTCGCTCCTTCGCTGGCAAAGTTTCCTCGTCGCTGCGCTCCTCGTCCACTTTGCTGCTCGTCGGCTGCGCCTCCTCGCTGTCCGCCTGCGGCGGATGGACTGGTCGGGTGATTCGTGGGAATGATCCCGAGAATCGTTTTTCCATTTAACCATGAGGACCATGAAAACCATGACTACCAAAGCAAACAACGCAACCAAGGCAGTTCCCTTCCAGGCTCACTGGGACGCGTATCAGTCCCGACTTCAGGATGTGCTGGATGGCATCAGTGACGACGTACGTCGAGACCTGTGCCGTGAACGAGTCGGTCAGGCTCTGTTGTTCCGTGCCGGCGGAGCGTTCAAGAAGTACATCAACAAGAAAGGCGACGACAACCTCGTACGGGCAATCACGTACCTTGCGGCCGCGCACTACCAGTACGGTCAGTCCAACTTCGTCAGCAAGAAGGAAGTCGAAGACTCAACGGTAAAGGGTGGACTTCGTCCGCAGGAACGGGAAGACCGGATCCAGTACGGCATCGACCAAGTCGTCTCCCTGTTCACCGACACGACG